AGGCCAACCACACATACAAATGGCAACACATAAGAAAGTTTTATTCAGCTTAATTTTTAATAGCTGATCTAACCGCAAAACAATAGACTATCAGACTTACCTGAACATTTACTAGCCCAGTAGTTCTACTGCACCTAGTTAAATCAGCCTCTGTAGTGAATGTTTAAGCGTATTTATATTCTTATTCATTTATCTTAGGAGGATAAATCATGGCCTTTCCAAAAGCCGCAGGCTACGGCAATCTGCCAAATGGCAATTTTTCTCCCGTAATCTACAGCAAGCAAGTACAGCTTGCATTCCGTAAATCTTCAACCGTAGAAGACATCACTAACAGCGACTACTTTGGTGAGATCGCTAACATGGGTGACTCGGTTAAGATCATCAAAGAGCCTGAAGTTTCTGTTCAGTCTTATGCTCGTGGCACTCAAATCACGGCACAAGATCTTGATGACGAAGACTTCACCCTTGTCGTTGATCAAGCAAACTACTTTGCATTTAAGATTGATGACATCGAAGCAGCTCACAGCCACGTAAACTTCATGGCAATGGCATCTGATCGTGCAGCTTATCGCTTGCGTGACCAGTATGACCAAGACGTTCTTGGCTATCTCTCTGGCTTCTATCAGTCTGCAAAACATGTTAACGCTGATACTGCACGTACTACTGCTCCCGGCACTAAGGCAGTCTCTACTGCAGGTTCGGATGAACTGCTTTCTTCGATGAAGCTTAAGAAGGGTGACTTTGGTAACATCACTACTGCATCTGCAGGTGATCATTCCATTCCTCTCGCTGCCCGTCTTCCTGGCGCATCTTCGCTTCCCAGTGCTACTGCATCGCCTTTAATGGTTATTGCACGTATGTCACGCTTGATGGATCAGCAGTTTGTTGATACGTCTGGTCGTTGGTTGGTTGTCGATCCCGTCTTTATTGAAATCCTTAAAGACGAAGACAGCCGTTTGCTCAACAGTGACTTCGGTGGTTCTGGTCTTCAGAATGGTCTTGTTATTAACAACCTCCACGGTTTCCGTGTTTATGTTTCTAACAACCTTCCCAAGATTGGTACTGGTCCTGGCACCACGGGTACTGCTAACCAGAACAGCAACTACGGTGTTATTGTAGCTGGTCATGAAGCTGCTGTTGCTACTGCACAGCAAATCACCAAGACTGAAAGCTATCGTGATCCTGACAGTTTTGCTGACATTGTTCGTGGTATGCATCTGTACGGAAGGAAAATTTTGAGGCCCGAAGCAATTGTAACTGCTAAATATAACGCAGCCTAATTGCTTTATGTTATAATGTTTTGATGGACACATTAAAACTTTACCCAGGACACCCACATGAAAACGGCAGACATTGCACTTCATGTGGGGTGTTTAAGCCAGCAGATCAATTTCATTTAGAGCGTGACTCTAAAGCCAAAAATGGCATAACTATGAGGGGACAGTGTAGACCTTGTAGAGAGCATATCAAATGGAAATCGTTTATTGTTAGAACCTATGGCATAACTGTAGATGACTATTATGTCATGCTAGAAAAACAGAATTACAAATGTGCTATTTGCGATTCTGAATCTAACAAAAATGCTGCTCGTGAGAAAATGTTTATTGATCACTGTCATGAAACAGGTAAAGTAAGAGGGCTGCTTTGTAGTAAATGTAATATAGCCCTCGGCAATTTTGATGATGATGTTGAAACATTAAAACGTGCTATATCTTATTTAAGTTCATCTGAAAGGAATTTTTAAATGGCTACCGTTGACGTATCCCCAGGAATCCAAGCAGGTACGCATCCTGCACGTTCCGTTCGTAATATGCCTTATGTGATTGAAAACGAGCTTAACTTTGCTACGGCTACAACCACCAAAGGCAGTGCTCTTGCAGCTACTGATGTTCTAGAAGTTCTAGACATCCCTGCAGAGTCTGTGATTCTTGCTGCTGGTTATGAAGTTCTTTCAGCTATCACTGGTGATGTTACTGTCGATGTCGGTGTTACTGGCATTGATGCTGACAACTTCATTGATGGTGCTACGCTAGCTGCAGCTACTGCAGTTGGTACGTATGCACAGCAGGCTGCTGCATTCCAGCCTATTATTCTTGCATCAGCAGACACGCTTGACGTTCTGATTGCAACTTCTACTACGGCTATCTCTGCTGGACGTATCCGTGTGTGGGCAGTTGTATGCAGCGTTGCAGATCGTGTTGGTCCCGTTGATGTAGATCGTGATCAATTGGCTTAATAGCTAGTCTGACAGGGGCAGTGTCTTCGGGCATTGCCCCCTTTTATTATCTAAACCATGGCTACATACCTATCATTAGCAAATGAATTACTTCGGCGTATTAACGAAGTAACTATGGATGAGACAGAATTTCCTACTGCAGGAAATATACAAGCCTTGGCAAAAGATGCAGTTAATATCGCTATTCGTGAGATATTGCATGATGCTCAAGAATGGCCTTTTACGCTAGAGACTGAAATACAAACATGTACTATAGGTACAGGTGTTTACAGTTTACCTGCAGATGCATCGAGTGTAGATTGGGATAGTTTTTATCTTAAGAAGCTAACAGCTACAGATAACTTACCATTTAAGTTAGAGCCTATAACCTATAACTTGTATCTTTCAAGATACAGACCTGAAGAGGATACTTCCGGTGCGGGTGGTAGGACTACACCTTATTTTGTTTATCAGACACAAGATCTTAAGTTTGGTGTAACACCAATACCTGATCAAGCATATGAGATTGAATATAAGTATTGGAAGTTTCCCACTGAACTTACTAATGCTACAGATGTCTGCATTATCCCCGATAGATTTAAAGATGTCATTATCGATGGTGCACAAATGTATCTGATGATGTTTAGATCTAATGAGCAAGCTGCTAGTATCTTTCAGAATAAATTTCAACAAGGCATTAGGACCATGCGTAGGCTATTGCAAGATGAGCCTTTGTTTGTGACTTCTACCTTTATATCCAAGACAGCTTACTCTCCTCGGACATTCTAATGGCAGACAGAATCAATGGCTTTAAGGTTAACTGTGAAGGTGGATTAAACACCAACAGGGATCTTTTAGCTCAACCTGTACTATATCCAGGATCTGCTACACAATTAATAAATTATGAACCTTCTATTGCTGGCGGTTATAGGCGCATTAGTGGCTTTGCTAATAATTACGGTACAGTTACTGGCACAGGCAAAGTATTAGGCGTATGTGTATTTGAAGATGTCAACAATGGCATCTTTGCATGTAGAGCACCTTCAGCGGGTACTAACTATTTTTATCGTTGGAACTCTGCTACAAGTGCTTGGGTAGCTGTTACAACTCCTGGCAGTGTTACGATGACAGGTGTTAAGAAAGTAAGGTTTACTAAGTTTAATTGGCAGGTAAGAAAGCTTTGCCTTACGGATGGTGTTAATCCTGCTGCTGTATATGATGGCACTACATATACTCAAATAACACATGCTAATGCCCCATCTGCACCTAAGTATTCGGATGATTACAGAAATCATTTATTTCTGGCAGGTGATCCTTCAGAACCTTACAATTTATATTTCTCTTCTCCTCTAGCTGAAACTGACTTTAATCCAGCCAATGGTGCAGGTGTTATCAATGTAGGTTTTGAGATTACACAAATTAAGCATTTCAGGGATAGCTTATATATCTTTGGTAAAAATGCTATTAAGAAGTTAGATGGATTATCTGTAGCTGACTTTGTATTAAGTGATGTAACTTTTAACTTAGGTTGTTTAGTACCTGATAGTGTTGTAGAGATTGGTGGTAATCTTATGTTCCTTGGTCCTGATGGATTTAGACCTGTAGCTGGAACATCAAGGATTGGCGACGTAGAACTAGAGACTATATCTAAGCAGATTCAGTTTACTGTTTCATCTATCTTAGCTGACATTGTAGCTGAGAGTATTGATGTAGAAACAATCACTTCAATTGTAGTACGCAAGAAATCACAGTTTAGATTCTTTATTCCAACTGAAGGTTTGTTCGGTGTATTAGGTGGACTTAGGCAGACACAGCAAGGCTTTGGGTTTGAGTACAGTTTAATCTTTGGCATACCTGCTACCTGTGCTGATAGTGGTTACATAGGTACTGATGAAATTGTAATTCATGGTGATGCTAATGGTAAAGTACAAAGACAGGAAGTAGGTACAAGTTTTGATAGTGCAGAGATTTTAAGTGTTTATCAAACTCCTTATTATTATTTTGATGATCCTACAGTAAGAAAGAACTTTTATAGTATTACCAATTTCTTACGTAGTGAAGGTGCTTCTAGTATTGTATTTTCAGTGCAATATGATTTTGAAGATATCAATGTCTTCAATCCCAAGAATACTACATTTACAACTGCAGGTGCAGCAGCATACTACAACGAAGCAGTATACGATGCAGCAGCTATTTATGACGGGAATCCTGCACCTGTAGTTAAATCTAATTTTTCTGGATCTGGTTTCTCTGTGGCATTTAGATATGTCACTAATGATACAAATGCAAGTCATACCATTCAAGGTTTTGTTTTAAATTACTCCTTTAATGATAGACGCTAAAGGGACAGACGGCAAAGGACAATGACATGGCAGGTTATGTAAGACAATCTTCAGCGGATATTGTACCTACCGCAGTTGTTAGGGCTACGCCCATTAACAATGAATATAATGCATTGCGTGATGCCTTTGCTCAAGCATCTGGTCACAGGCATGATGGCACTGCTGCTGAAGGTGCTTATGTACCTTTAATATCAGATTCTAATAATCGCAATAAAGTAGTTACTGATAGTACTAACAATCGTGTAGGTGTATTTATCAGTGTTAGTTCTAGTGCAGTAGAACAAGTAAGATTTCAAGATGGTGCATTCGTACCTGTCACTGATAATGATATTGACTTAGGTACATCTTCACTTGAGTTTAAAGATCTGTACATTGATGGTACAGCCAACATTGATAGCCTTGTAGCTGATACTGCTGATATTAATGGTGGTACTATTGATGCCACTATCATTGGTGGTAGTACTGCAGCAGCAGGTACATTTACTACACTTGTAGCTAACACCTCTGTCACTACACCTGCACTTACAGTAAATACATCTGCTGTCATTGCTAGTGCAGATATTAATGCAGGTACGATTGATGGTACTGTAATTGGTGGTGCATCTGCTCAAGCTATCACTGGTACGACAATCACAGCTACCACTGGATTTGTAGGTCCACTTACAGGTGCAGTAACTGGTAATGTTACGGGTGACTTAACAGGTAATGTAACTGGCAATGTTACAGGTAATCTAACAGGTAACGTCACTGCATCCTCTGGATCAAGTACATTCAACAATGTGACCATCAATGGCACATTGAATATGGATGCTTCTAGTGCAGCTACGATTACTAATATTACTGACCCGACTAATGCCCAAGATGCAGCTACTAAAAACTATGTAGATACTGCCATATCAAACCTTATTGATACTGCTCCTGGTACATTAGACACACTCAATGAACTTGCAGCAGCATTAGGAGATGATCCCAACTTTGCTACGACAATTACTAACTCTATTGCAACTAAGCTTGCACTTGCAGGTGGCACGATGTCTGGTGCTATTGCAATGGGTACGAATAAGATTACAGGTCTAGGTAATCCAACTGCTAATCAGGATGCAGCAACTAAAGTCTATGTAGATACTGCAGATGCTACAAAGCTAAGCTTGTCAGGTGGTACGATGACAGGTGCTATTGCAATGGGTACAAATAAGATCACTGGCATGGGTGATCCTTCAAGTGCTCAGGATGCAGCTACAAAGAACTATATAGACACTTTATTTGGCTCTACAGCGAGTGCTGCTGCTTCTGCTGCTGCTGCAGCTACAAGTGCTTCTAATGCTGCTACAAGCGAATCTAATGCCGCTACAAGTGCTTCTAATGCGGCTAGTTCTGCATCCTCAGCAGCAGCTAGTTATGATGCCTTTGATGATCGTTACTTGGGTTCTAAGTCTAGTGCACCTACACTGGACAATGATGGTAATGCACTTTTAACTGGGGCATTGTACTTTGATACTGTAGCCAATGAGATGCGAGTGTATACAGGCTCAGTGTGGAAAGCTACAGGCTCTGCTGTTAACGGTACTAATGAGCGTTATGTATATACAGCTACATCTTCACAGACTACTTTCTCTGCTACGTATGATGTAGGATTTGTTGATGTATATCTTAATGGTGTCAAGTTAGTTTCTGGTACTGACTTTACAGCTACAAGTGGTACAAATATTGTTCTAGCTACAGGTGCTACTTCAGGTGACATTATAGATATTGTTGCTTATG